TCATTGTAGTTTGTCTCGGATTCGTTATCGTGACGAGGAGCCATATCCTCACCGGCCTCACGCATAGCTTCGGTCCCATTAAGTAGTGTGTCCATCTTCCACCAACGCGGGGACATCCTGTCGTATGCTATGCTTGTAGTTGCTACTGTTGATTTTTCTGTTGTAGCCATATTATTACCATTTCCTTTGAGTAATTGTTCGTCTCGTCCATCTTAACCGATACCGCCACATGTCACCTGCATGATCTTCAACATCGGTGTTGACGTCATCTAAGTTTTTATCGTCTCGTGATAAACAGGGAACAGTTCTCCTGGTATCCACGCAACGCTCACATACAAATATACCTTTGTCTTCTCGTACCCCGTTGTGCGGCACGGCTCCAGCCAGCGAATTTCGTATCTGCTGCCAACCTTGAATACGAGAGCCTGGGGATTTATCTACAGCGTCCCAATAGACACCTTCCTTTTTCATGTCACCAGCTACAGTCTTGGCCCCATCGTATTTCGAGAAGATAGAACTATCAGCCGGGCCTCTTTTAATTCGGCCCCGCAAACCCATCTCCTTCTCTTGTGTTTTGATCTGCCTGGCAATTTCGCGGGCCGTCATATTCAAACCCTTGTTCTCCTCATTGGTGCCACCGTAATACTCATTGAATAAAAAGAGATCACCTTTGACGTGACCATAGTCTTTACCAAACATTGTAATAGGTGTGCCATTACTCTCAGCCCACCACCCAACGCTGAATGGTTTTGATTGGCCGTGGTCGTAAGCACGATTCAACAGCCAGCCTGATTTCCTGAGTAAGATATATGGAATGTTCGGAATAACGTGTGTTTTCTCATCCCAAATATCATCAAACATTCCACCAGATGTAATATCCCAAGAGCCATCAATCCATGCAGCAAGTTCAGCTTTGTTTCGAGCAGCGGCCCGAATCTTGCTAATATAGCTTGGGTCAGCCAGCAGCAAAATTTTATTCTCTGCAAGGCTGCTTCGGATAGCGACTCGCGGCTGCTCTCGCTCTTCTATGGGAACATCTGTTCGAGTATCTTTGATGACTTTGCCGATAAGCATACCTTCGACCATTGGTAATTGGAATCGTTTCTTCACCCAGTTGTGGCCGGGTCCGTATGGGTTCGTAGTGGCTCGGACACGACAGAGCTTTGCTACCTGCGGATGAGTTGACCGACTCAGTGAGAAGAGCGGTATATAACAATCTGAATTAGGCCATGTAGTCAATTCTTCAAATCCAATCCACGGATATGAATTGCCTGATATCCACACGCATCCCTTTTGCCTGGAAACAAACATGTGATGCTTTTCGAGCCCGATGCAATAGACCTTGCCTTTATAGTGTTCACGCCTTACCTGAATCTTTTTAGATATTGGCTTGCCTGACTTCTGTCTCACATCTGTTCGTAGATGAATGTCACGCCTACTGCTTCCACGACAGGCGACGGTGTAACTCAAATCTTTGCGATTGTTCCGCTGCCGTGAGCTGATATTCACCTTGAGGCCAAGTTTAACGGCTATCTCTGCCATGTCATCTGCGAGCTGCTTTGAGGTAGTGAAGTAGTAGGCATTGTCTTTCTGCCATGATCCGTCGCCAGCCATCGCAGCGTTGAAGAACAACCTGAGCTGCCTAACATCCATATCCTTGATGATCTTGGGCACATACTTGTCACGGCATTTGCCGAAGGGCCGCAGGTGAGTCCACCAATCAATGCTGTAAAAATTGAATCCTGTTTTTCCGATACCGAAGTCAATACCCATCCTAAGCAGAAGATCAGCGATCCAGCCTCGGTTTTCGTTCTTCATTTGAGCGATCTGTACTTGATTACTGCTGGAAGTAGTTGATCCCTCGGACAAGAACCAGCCCATGAACTCGGCGTAGTCGTCGCCGGTCACAGTGAGCGGTTGATCCTTGTATGGGGTTCCGCCCCAAGTCTTTTCTGGTCTGGGTATCCGTGGGACGGTTATCTGCTCGACGTGTTTTCCGCCCCAATAATTTACACTGGCTGCGATGGTTGTCTCGAAGCCCAGTGAGGTGTACTCGACTGGTTTGAGTTTGCCGTCTTCCTGTACGACCGCTACCTTGTGATTTGGTGTGAACTCCATAAATGAGCCTCGGCCTTCGTGAATAACCAAGTCACCGTCGTAATCGTCTTCGGTCTTGGTAGCCACCGGCATCGGAATCAGATTTCTGTTTTCATCCACGGCGTACACAGTGTCACCTACTTTGATCTCTTTTATGTCTCGCCAGCCTGTCGGCGTCAGGACGTCGCCTGCCCGTAGGCAATGGCCGTGATAATTCCAATATTCGCCCGGTCTCATAATATGCCGGAACTTCAATGTCTCGCCTGTCGGCCATACCCATGTTTTTGCCTGTTTATTATAATCAGCTTTCGGCCAAATCTTCTTGAACCACTTCAACGATTTACTTATAATATCATCGAGTTCCGGAAAGGTTCGCCGAAACAAAATTCCTTTCCACTCTTCGCCAAATCCTTTGCCAACGAATTGAGCGTAGTCCATCAACAGCGTATCGGTCTTTCCGCCACCTCGGTTGCCCGCGAGTAGCGTCTCAAAGATCGGACACCTCAGCGTGGCTTCCTGGCTTCCTGCTTGGGGAAACCATATCGCAGGTACGCCGTCGATATACGCAGTCAGCATTCCTACGTCATTCAATCTCCATTCAACTTGTTCACTCATTAGCCATTTTCCACGACGAAGAGATGACGAAATTCTTCACAGGTGTCACTATCACTGGTGCCGCCACATCGCTGCGTACAGTATTTGCTTCCTGGCTTCCGCCACCCGCAGCTTCGACATTTCAGGTCCACACCAGACTCGAAAAATTTCTTGAGTCCGGCGAGACACGCCGATGTACTCACGCTGTCACCGAAGCTCTCATTTACTTTTTTGGCCAAGGCACCAACCGCTACAACAGCGGCCTGCTTCTCGAAGCCGCACTCAGCCATCATTTTTGATTCGGGCCTTGACTGACTTCTTACGTAAATTGTCAATCCCGCCTTTGTTAGTTCGCATTCCAACATATTCTTTCTCCCAATCGTCAGGGTCAAGAGAAGCTTGCACAACGAGAACGCCGGCGGCGACGTTCGCGTCAACGGATAGGTGATCGCGGTACTTCGGATTATTGGCTTTCGCCAATGCGAGCAATAGTGAATCGGAATAGTGACGTTCTGTTCCGCACACTGTACCTTTGAAATAAACATTTCGAGTGACACCATTAATGGCCCGATCATGTACGGCTGCGTCGATCAGTTCGCAATATCCCTGCATCGCCAGCATCTCTTGGGCCTTCAATGCTTTCTCCTTGCCAATGTAATAAACCATTCGACCAGGATCAATACCTGCCATAATCGCGGAATACCGCTTGCGGCCTGATACTTCAAGGTAGCCGAAATACAGTTCAAGCTGGGCTTGAGTGATGTCAGGCAGTACCGGCAATCCCTTTTCGGTGTCAATATGTACTGGTAAATGACTCATATACGACTCATTATAGGACATATTGGCACCGAAGTCAAGGGAAAACCACTCTATATTCCACGAATTTCGACTTTTCCTCGTCTCTCCAGGGTCTTAATCCGACCTCTCGCGTTCTTGTCATAGTACCGCACGAGACCCTCTACGGTATCGGCTGTGTGGGCAGTTAGGATGTGAACGCCGTCACAGAAAATCTTTAACTCTTTATTTTCATGGGCGTCGGGATCATAACCACGCTCCGAAATCAACACCGAGATTCTCGTAACATTGCCTTGGTCATCACGGATCGGTCCTCTACGTTCGGGCTCAGGTTCCGGAGCCGGAGCCGGTACGATATTGTTGGTTGATTCTATGACCGCCGACCCTTTCACCGCGTCGATATGAGCCTGCATCATATCCAAATAGTTCTGGGCATCGGTCAAGTCTTTTTCACGCTTCACCGTATCTTTTCTATGACCAGCTCGTTTCACAAACAGATGAACCCACTGTCCCAGCTCCGCCAGAGTATACTGCATCCAAGCGAGATTATGATATTTTGGTTGATGTTCTTCACATGACTTTGGTAATTTTGTTTCAGCCATTAGAATAGCTCCAATTGAATTTGCTTTTTCGGTTTCCCCATTGCTTTCTCTCGACCCGCCAAGTAGTCGCGTCGCTCCATCAATTCTTTTTCTTGCTGCCGCACTACGCCCAGGAGGGTCAATTGCTGCTTGGCCGGGATGACTGGGCCATGCGAGTAGTGAATCTTCTCCGCTACAAATTCTTCATCACTGTAGCCAAGATATTTCCACGGGAATATGTCTGGGATCACACGTATTCCCGTGGCCCTTTCATGTGCCTTAATGAACTCAGGTGTTAGAAAATCGAAGTCACTCACTACGGCAGCTCCGGTTTCTGATCCAACTTGGCGATTAGTTTCGAGTCGCTTAGCTTATCCATGACAATAACTTCGACATATTGTCTCGCTTCAATAAGCTCTTGAAGAGTGATTGCGTGACGCTCAAACTCATCGGCGATCCGCACCTCAACGACGAAGTCGTCTTTCTCGCGGTAGTAGGAGATGCGGCAACCGTCGATCCGGCAAACTTTGTCTGTGATCGAGGCCCATGAGGAATTCACTGCCTGGACCCGCTTGGTTAATTGCAGAATTGTGTCAGGCCAATTGTCGCAGTAGCGTTTGCGGATCATGTTCTGCATTGCCAGCTCATTAGTCATCGGTGGTGATGCCTTCTGCTTCGTCAAGTTGGGTTTTCTCACGTTATGCTTCATCTGTTTTCTCCTGGATGATCTCATATCTGTTAAAATAATATTCCTTCGTGAGATTAAACGGTTCGTAAACTTCTCTCATCTCACGAAAAACACGCTTCCAATAACCAACGGTTTTTCCACGCAATCCCTTCATCACTTTATCTTCGATATGATCCTTCATATCTTTTTCTGGAAAAACAATTGCGATTTTCATAGTCTGTCTATCATCAAATTTCCGGGCCACATGCCTTCGCATCTCCATGCTCAAACTACAGTAGCATTCATCTAAGATGACATCGTAACCGAGACGCAACAATGTTTGCGTAGTGCTCAATAATATGCCAATAATGGTGGGCTCCAATGCTGCATCGTACTCATACTTCTTGCCACCAGCAAGCATATAGCGAATGTCGTCACCTGCTACGATCTTGGTGTTTGGGTTCGCTTCTATGAATTGCCTCGCCCATGTTGACTTTCCTGTCCCAATCAATCCTATGGGCAAATACAATTTGGTCATTATATCTCCCTACACATGATTCTCAATTGTCTATTGACTTCACGACACGCTTTCATTGCTTTTTTCTTAGCATCCTTTATATCTTCATTGAACCGAAGTGGAAACTCAGGATGTCCTCCTCTACAGGCAATTAGGTCTGTTCCGGCCAGACGAATATAATAATACCCAATCACTCTGCCGCCATTCATAAATGCCACCTCTGCCTTAATCATCTCAGCACTCCAGCCAAATAAATTAACCTTGTAGTTTGCCTTGGGGGCCACTCCAACTCTGTTCCAATGTTGTGCATGGTTGCAGTGATATTAACTCCCATCGCTTCCGGACATGTGGTGACAGTCAGGTTAGGATACTCTTCTTTGTTTTCGCTAATCCACTTAGCGATGGATTCGCGGAGGAACTTCCTTACTGAGCCCTGCCA